GTCTTGGTTCTTGCTTATAAGATTCCAGCCCCAAAATGCGAACACATTATGTCCAAGATACTGCGCTCCCATCGCCTGTTTGTAGAACACGAGTCTATACAGGCCGTCGGGTTCGTGTTTGAGGTATTTGTACAATCTTGCGTCTGTGGGCAACTTATGTATGTTACCGCGGTCAGAAGTCAACTGGTCAATAAGCTCAAACTCTTGCTCCCTTGCCCCCGTTGTACATTCAATAAGAAACGGATACGGCTTGCCAGCAACCAGTATTGGTTGTGCTGTCGGGTCCTCATCGTAGTAGATTCCGCGAATTGGATGGTCCTTTCTTTTACCAGCCTTCGGCGGGTCGAATACTTTTACGGGTTGGACTGCAACCATCCAGTTCCACTTTCCCTTCATAGTAGGATTCGTGGAATCATCCGCTTGAGGGAGGTCCGCTTTGGGTCTGATAATGATGGTCTCATTATCGTTATAAACCTTCTTATCACCAATCGGCATTGTGTCTCCGTATGTCTTATTGAATGGTCCCGCTGGACCTGTTTAGCCCAGCGGGACAGTTACGTCCTTAGGAGTATTTGTCGGGGTAGAACTGAACTATCGCATTAACGATAAACTCACCAGTTTCAGTCCCGGCATCCGCAGCCGCAGTCTTTACCTCAACTATAAGCTGGTCACCCGGCTTAACATTGAAAGGCGTCCACTCGCCCAGTCCGTTCAGAACATCAATTCCTGCGCTCTGAACAGCACCAACGGTTTGCCCGTCGGATACTACGAATACAACCTTCTCCACCCTCGCTCCGTCGGACGGGTCGAAGTCTACCGCAATCGAAGCGGGAGTAGCGTCTGCCGCAACCGCGGCATTCGTTACGACCAGTTCAAAGTCCTTGACGATTGCAGCGTGTCTAAACGTATAAACGAATACGTCAGCAGCAGCGGTCTCAACAGGTATCTCCTTAGACCAGAGCGGTAGAATAGCACTACCCATACTTTCCATAGTTGTCTCCTTTTGTTAGTCGTTAGTCTTTATACGGACGAGGACCAGAACCTTACTATCTGGAAGTTGTTGTCCGTCGAGTACGTCCATACCTTGCCGAAGCCGGTCATACAGGTCCACGCGATACCAAAGAACCTCTTAAAGTTCCATGCGTCAACGTCTATCTTCTCGGGTTCGACAAGAGCCTCAGCAACCGCGTCCTCACCGATAACAATAACCTCACCATTATAGGTCGTGTTATTGAGTGTCGAGGACAGGACATTCGTTTCCTCTACGAAGCGAAAGCCCCAACTTGCGCCGAGTTCGCCTTTGATGAGGACTTCGGGCATGTCGTACTTGTACTGCTCCATGAGCGAGTTAGCTCCCGGGTCAGTGAATAGCGCCGAAGTTGCGAACGGGTTACAGATAGCGAGGTATCTCGAACCGTCGTACTTGGAAATGTTGTTGCTCTTGAGGTGAGCCGCAAGCAGTCTAAAATCCTGCGCGGATATGTTCCTCGTAGCAGCCGTTGATACCGTACCATCCGTGTCGAGCGTACCAGTCTCCGAACCGGCAGAACCAGTCGGAATCCAGAATACATCACTGGTCCTGTAGACGTTACCGGCTACGGTGTCCATACTCTCCGTAGTATTTATCTCGATAAGCCTGTTGAGCTTCTCGTCGAGCATGTACTCGGAGATGTTCTTCGCCTTTCTCGTGTAGACTACGCCTCCACCATACTCATCGATGGTGATGTTCTTCTCCGTTATACGCGGCGAAGAGACTTGAAGGGCAGTCAGTTCCGGGATAGGTCCATCATTCTTATCGAGCTTCTGGTACTTCTCGATGGTGACGGACTGACCCGCATGCGCACCAAACCTGTCCTCAGCCCTCGCTTGGGACCTGAACACAGTCTGTGCAATGTTTACCATCCTTATGCGGTGCGACATAATCTCTTTTGCAAGATTATTCTTGTCGTCCGCATAGGACATCATTCTCTGATTGTCAGCCAATGTCGTTCTCCTATTATATGATTACCAGCCTTAGACCATTAATCATCGGACGCTGCTGGTTTGTTTATGTCCGCGATTATCTCCTTGAGTTTCTCCATCGACTGCGTGTCTTGTTTGGACGTTTGCTGGGCTGCCTTAAGTCTCCGTCTGGCCTCCACAATCTTTTTCGTCTCACCAAGAGTAATCGGGTTGGTGACCTCAATGGATACAACCTCGCTGGCATCTATGTCGTCGGGCACCCGTGCTCCAGACGGTAGAACCTGCGGGTCCTTCTTTCCCTTCTCCTTATTGCTCGGTGGAGTCGGAGTCTTGTCCTCTTCCTTCGGTGCCTCGTTGGGCTGAACAGAAGGCTTCGCGGTGAGTTGGTCTATACTGGACTTGGCCGTGTTCACAATCTCTTCAAGACTATAACCGCCCGCTGGCTTGTCAATCTCCAGAGGTACATTCTTTGCTTGAGCCTCAGCGACTAATCCTCGAATCGTCGTGTAAAGAAGATTCTTCTGGTTGTCGTTGTACCCTTCTACTGCTTTGTTAATAAGTTCCTGTAATTTCTCTTCTTTAGTTGCCATAACGCATCACGCTCCTATGTTATACACCCGGAGCAGTTTGACTTCTTGGGTCACCCTGCGGTGGGGTAGATGTTTGTTGTAAGGCCATCTGGCCGAGTTGTAGCTGAATCTGTTCGAGAAGGTCCATGTCAATAACCTCTTCTGGACTATCATCGATAATTTTAAACATCTTGCGCACGAAGTCAGAAACCAGCGTCGAGTTTTGTACACCCGGCATATTACCTATTACGTTAAAGATTTGTAGGTAACGATTAAAGTTAGCGAGTGCTTTTATCTTCCCGCTGATACCAGTGACTTCAATACGAAGGTCTTGCAGGTCATTCATTATGTCCTGTGGAGTAAGACCTTTTATGACACTCGCGTCAGTGTCGTCCGCATCAGCCAGTAGTGCATCAATGTCTCCGCTCGATACATGAAGGTGCATAAGCTGTGTGTAAAGCAAGAGCTTAAGGTCCACAGAAATCTTTGCATCTTCAGTGTGGGAGGCCATGTCCGTGAAAAAGGCTGTGCTCTCCTGCGTCTTAAGATTTATTTCGCCTAATGTTGGACGACCTTTTGCGGTGGCCTGTCCTGAGAAAAACTCATTGACATATCCCTTATTCTGCAACTCCCGGTCAAGGAAGTACCCCAAATTAAGGAGGCCAACCGTTTGATTCGCCGCGGGAAAGAATGAGTTAAGCATACTCCCCGGACCGTCTTTCGCATAAATCTTACCCGGTTCAACATGGGACGTTACGCTGTGAGCACTATCCGATGAGGCCACAGATAAGTCATACTCATGCACACCGAGCGCGGATAAATACGCGCCGTCTAACGTAAGGTTAACAAACCCGACGTAATGGGTAACAAGGTCAGCTATTCTCGACACATAGGAACGTCCATACCCACCGTATATGTCTAGCATCGGATTCGCAACCGAGTACGGAAACATACCGTTGGGTAGTATATAGTTGTCAAGATGTACAACGTACTTGTCATTTACTACAACGAACCAGACGCAAGGAGATAAAACTTCCCCGCACT